AACAGAAAAAAGGTTTTAATAAACTACCGGAAGCGGTTCAAGAAAAAATAAGCCCTAAACTTGCAGCAGAGTTTAACATGGGTGGAATGGTTGACAAACGATCACCTTTTATGGGTGGTGGTATAGCTTACGCTGGTGGCGGAAAAGCTATGAAAAGAACTATGTTAAAAAAAGGTGGAAAAGTATAATGAGTTTTTTATATAATACTTTTAAAAACGCTCCTGCTATTGGAAAAAAAATAAAAAAAGTTTTTTCAAAAACTGATGATACAATAACAGGTATGAAACCTACAACGGGTCAAAAGAAAACAAGAGATTTTAAAATGGGTGCAGGTATTAAAAGATTAAATAAACAAATAGATAAACTGCAAGAACTTAAAAAGAAATAAAGGAAGGAGATAAACAATGGCAAAAAACAGTGATAAGTTTCATACAAAAAAAGATGGAACAAAAGCTAGAAAAGGGCTTTACTACTACATGAATAAAGCTAAAGCAGAAGGAAGAAGCAAACCAGGAAAAGGTTCTGTAACTGACAAAGCTTTAAAACAATCAGCTAAAACAGCTGACAAACCTAAGAAAAAAGATAAGAAAAAAACAGCGTAATGAGAGCATATTTTAACGGAGGCGGAAGTGCAGCGTGGACTAGAAAAGAAGGTAAGTCCGAGTCGGGCGGCTTAAATCAAAAAGGCCGAGACAGCTACAAAGCAGGCACGTTAAAAGCACCTACGAAATCAAAAACAAATCCAAGACGTAAATCGTTTTGCGCAAGAATGAAAGGTATGAAAGCTAAATTGACTTCAGCTAAAACAGCAAGAGATCCAGATTCAAGAATAAATAAATCTTTACGAAAGTGGGATTGTTAGTGGATCCATTAGTTATTGTTGCTAAGTTACAAAGAATAATGCAAGACAACCTCCAACGAGTAGGTGACGCTATGATAAGTGGAGGGGTTGACAATATGGAAAAATATCAATATATGTTAGGACAAGCACGTACATATCAGTACGTATTACAGGAAATCTCTAACCTGCTAGAACAGAAGGAGCAAAAAAATGAGCAAGGAACAGTTATTAACATCGACCGAGATACCAAAGCATAAAAATGCTTTAGAAGAAAAATACCAAGCAGCATCAGATCTTACAGAAGATAAAAAACATTTAGATCCAGAAACAATTGAAGATCAAAGAGACCAGTTGCCTGAACCTAGTGGCTGGAGAATTTTAGTTTTACCTTTTACACCAAAAGAAAAAACTAAAGGTGGTATTATCATAGCACAAGAATCATTAGAAAAATTACGTATAGCCACTAACTGTGGTTATGTAATCAAGTTAGGACCGTTGGCCTATCATGATAAAGAAAAATATCCAACAGGACCGTGGTGCAAAAAAGGCGAGTGGGTTATTTTTGCAAGATACGCAGGATCACGATTACCCATCGAAGGCGGAGAAGTTCGTTTATTAAACGATGACGAGGTTTTAGGAACCATAGACAATCCTGAATCCGTACTTCATAACATTTAACAATTAAGGAGAAACTATGCCAGATACAGAAGAAGCAAAGAAAAAAGAACCGATGGTAGATATAGATACTTCAGGACCTGAAGTAGATGTAGATATATCAGAGGAGAAAAAAACTGAAGCAGTCGAACAAGTTCAAGAAGAAAAGATTGAAGTTGTAGAAGATAAACAAGAAGCAGGAGACAAGGAACAAGAGACTAAAGAATCAACAGAAGAGAAGAAACCAGAATTAGAAGAATACAGTGAAGGTGTTCAAAAAAGAATTGCTAAACTAACTAAGAAATGGCGTGAAGCAGAGAGACAAAGAGAAGCTGCTTTAGAGTATGCTAAGACTGTTCAGCAAGAACACACACAATTAAAAACAAAATTTTCAAAGATGGAACCAAATTATGTTAACGCTTTGGAAAATAGAGTAACCTCTGGACTAGAAGCAGCAAAAGCAAAACTTGCAACAGCAAGAGAAGCTGGTGATATTAATGCAGAAGTTGATGCACAAAAAGAAATAGCTAGACTTGGTATTGATGAAGCAAGAGTAAATGCTATGAAGGAAAGACAATCTGAAGCAAAAGAACAGGTTGTTAGAACTCCAATGCCACCTGTTGCTCAATCAAGACCAGACCCAAAAGCTGAAGCATGGGCTGAAAAAAATCCTTGGTTTGGATCAGACAATGCAATGACGTATACAGCGTTTGATTTACATAAAACACTTACTGAACAAGAGGGATATGACCCTAATTCAGACGAATATTATGCAGAAGTTGATAAGCGTATGGCTATTGACTTTCCCCATAAATTTGGTACAAAGGATAAAACGGTTACGACCAAACCAGCACAAACAGTAGCGTCGGCAACGCGAAGTGCAAGACCAGGTCGCAAAACTATGAGGCTCACATCGTCTCAAGTAGCAATTGCTAAAAAATTAGGTGTGCCATTAGAAGAGTATGCGAAACAATTAAAAATCACGGAAGGAAAATAGGCATATGGAAGATAACAAAATAAAAACCTCACGTGCGAGTCAAACTAGGTCTAAAACAGAAAGACCAAAAGTATGGACTCCACCATCATCTTTAGATGCACCCCCTGCACCAGACGGGTTTAAACATAGATGGATAAGAGCTGAATCAATGGGATTTGATGATACATCAAACATGTCAGCTAAGTTAAGATCAGGATACGAATTAGTGAGAGCTGATGAACATCCAGATAGTAATTATCCAACTATCCAGACTGGAAAATATCAGGGAGTAATCGGAGTTGGTGGCTTGTTGCTGGCCAAGATACCAGATGAGATCGTTGAGTCGCGAAAAGAATACTTTGCAAAACAAGTTCAAGATAAGAACGACGCAATAGACAACGACCTTATGAAGGAACAGCATCCAAGTATGCCGATCAATAATGATCGACAGACTCGTGTAACCTTCGGTGGTACAAAGAAAAGTTAATTTTTTAACAATTCTCGGGTTAATCCCTACCAACGAATTAACAATTAACCCGTTCACGCTTAAACTCGTGAACAGAATAAGGAAAACAATATGGCAAATAAAGATGCAGCTTTTGGTTTCAAACCGACAAGACACTTGTCTGGTGGACTAATCAGAGCAGAAGAATATGCGATTGCTAACAACGCCTCAGGTTCCATTTTTACTGGACAAGTCGTTGAAGCAGTAGCAGGCGGTGGTATTGAACCAGCAGCAGCGGGAGACACACAACAATTGGGTGTATTCGGTGGTTGTTTTTTTACTGACCCGACAACAAGTAAACCTACGTTTAAAGCTTCCTATACACAAGTAGCGGCAGCGGATATAGTAGCTACAGTGCATGCAGATCCAAATATCATTTATGAAGTACAACATGATGGTACTGGAACAGCGGCGATGAATAATTCAGCTTTTGATTTTACAGGAGTAGCAGGATCTGCTATTACTGGTCAATCGACTTCTGAGTTAGACACGTCTACTTCAGGCACATCAGGCGGTTTTAAACAAATCGGTATATCAAAAGACCCGGAAAACAGTGACGAAGCTACAGCAAATGCAAATGCATATGTTGTGTTCAACACTGGTGAACATGTCTTTAAATTAACAACAGGCGTATAATAGAATAGGAGATATAATATTATGGCAATATCAAGAGCACAACTAGTTAAAGAACTAGAGCCAGGATTGAATGCACTATTCGGCCTGGAATATAAGAACTATGCAGATGAGCACACTCAAATTTTCGACATCGAAAATTCTGACAGGGCTTTCGAAGAAGAAGTAATGTTAAGTGGCTTCGCAAACGCTTCAGTTAAACCTGAAGGTTCAAGCGTAAACTACGATACAGCACAGGAATCTTTCACTGCTAGATACACTCACGAAACGCTTGCTTTAGCGTTCTCAATCACTGAAGAAGCGATTGAAGACAATTTGTATGACAGACTTGCGTCTAGATATACAAAAGCATTAGCTAGATCTATGGCTAACGCGAAACAAGTTAAAGCAGCAAATGTGTTAAACAACGCGTTTAGCTCATCTTTCACAGGTGGTGATGGAGTAGAACTTTGTTCTGCTGTTCACCCAATCGTTGCTGGAACGTTCAAAAATGAACTATCAACTGCAGCTGATCTTAACGAAACATCGTTAGAGCAGTCGTTAATTGATATCGCAGCAATGACTGACGAAAGAGGACTAAAAATTGCAGCTAAAGGAACTAAAATGATAATTCCTTCTGCGCTTCAATTCACAGCTGAGAGATTAATGAAATCTCAAGGTAGAGTTGGAACGGCTGACAATGACATCAACGCAGTTGGCAGCATGGGAATGATTCCACAAGGTTATGTGGTTAATCATTACTTAACTGACACAGATGCGTTTTTCATCAAAACTGATGTACCTAATGGACTAAAAATGTTCGTTAGAGCACCAGTAAAAACTTCGATGGAAGGCGATTTCGAAACTGGAAACGTTAGATACAAAGCTAGAGAGAGATATTCATTTGGATTCTCAGACCCTAGAGGTATCTTCGGATCACCAGGAGCAGCGTAGTCTAAATAAATAATTGTGAGGCGGCCTTAAAACCGCCTCATTTTTTTTGCAACATATAAAACTCAATGAAAAAATTCTTAATTAAAATCGCTGCCTACGGTTATATAACCGAGTTTAAAGTTATGGCTAATGATAGTTCTCAAGAACTAGAAAATGCTATACTTGACAAACTAGGAAAAAATGATATTAATTGGGAGAAATCAAACTTTTATAGTTTGACTAAAAAATGGTTAACCTTTGAGGAGATTAACGATGATGAACTTACAAGACCTATACAAACAAAAAAGGTCCTTGGAGTTGAGTTGGGAGCAGGAGCATCTTAACGAGGGAAGATATACCCTTGATATGGTTAGAATTGACCATAAAGTTAGACAAGTAATATCTGACATTAAGATGAAAGAAGCTGAGTTAGCACAGCATGTTAACAAAGTAGACGATTCTGCACCACAAGTTTCCGTAGCTACTTAGTAAAAAGCTACATCACTGAAATATCACTTTCACTACAGAATCTCTTGCACTCTATATAAATCTGTTGTATAATTA